GGGTTACCCGTTCTTACGACACCTGTCACTTTTATAGGTTTAGTGACAACCTGTTCCTCTTTCTGTTTTAATGGTACAATTTTCTTTGCCTCCATTTTAGGCTTGTCATCCACCAAAGACCTTACCTGATCCTTGGGCAAAATAATGACATCGCTCCATGATCGACTCGAACTTGGAATATCCAATTCCAACTCGGGTTCTTCCGATTTAGGAGCCTTTGGGGCAACCTTCGTCGAAACCTTTTTAGGTATCACTTTTGCGATAACCTTCTTAGGTTTCAATTCTTGGAAAATCTCATCGACCTCCTCTGGTTCAGTGAGACTAATTTTCTTATCCCCAAAAGAAAACTGTAAAGCACAACCCTCATCATCATCCTCAACACTTACTGACATCTTAGTATTATAAGTAGGTCTGAACGTATCCAAATTCCTATTTATCAAACTAGGATATAACATGAGCAAAAGTTCAGAGGTACGAGGTAACGTTATCTCTGTAAACTTTTTACCAACAAGTTGTTGAAGGTAAGAAGGGCCTTTCGTAACCGTGAAAGAAGAACCATCGACCAAATTTTGTGTAACAATAGGAATGGTCTTATCCCCTCCAACATAATCTTTGGCTTTAAGGATAGTCTTTGAATGAGCTGTCACTGCTGCCATAGCTGGAGTAGAGAATTCATGAAAGAACAACCCTCCCGATATTGCCAAACCATACAACCGCAGAATATGCCAAGCGGCACTATCCGTGGATGTTTTGGGATTTTGGTATTTTGGGAAAATTGCCGACGTTATCAACGTCTTTGCATTCGCGCATGGAATCATTAATGTCTCCTTGATACCTGGATATTTGTACTGCACAATCTGCATACCCAAGAATGGAATTAAATCCTCTCTCGTCTCTGGATCATACTGACAAACATTCATTGTCTCCGGTTTCACAATGAACCCACAACGCGTAGCACTTTCTGTGAAAATCTCATCTGGGGTCTTAGTCTCCCAATTAGCAATCTTGACGAAATAGTGAAACAATGTCATTGCTGCTAAATCAATCAAGGTTGTACCTGGTAGACCTGACGGAAGGCCAAATGCTTTTCTGGCAACTATGCCATGGGGAAATAGCAATAGAAACTGTTTAAATGCCAATTCAAAATATAAATTGACATATCCATACACCCAAGTTGATCTATAATCAGGGTAATACTTCAAAAACGTCCTATGCACAAACTCCTTGACATGAGCTTTGTGTTCATCCTGGAGGGACATATCCAAATGAGAAATATCTGGACCTGCCGTGAAAATCCCTTCCGAAGTATTAGCGACAAACTTTGTGTCGTCACCAAAACCCATAGAACGAACTTCCCCCTCCGGGGTGGATTCAATGAAGTCCAAAATCTTTTCTGCACCATTGGTTCCGGTCTCAGAATCATGAAACCAGTTAAAACCAAGGGCTGAGATAGATTCGGGATCTTCCCAAAAAGGCACTATTGCGTCAAAAATAAGGTCAAAAATGGGCGAAGCCATTAGCACGTGTACTAAATCGATCGCCCAATAAGGTCGGCACTTTTCTGGTGCCTCCTTATAATCGAAATTAACCACCTCTTCCTTGCCACGTAACGCAATAGCAAAGAGGGCGGGTTTTGATTTGAAAAGTTTTCGGAGTTCAGAGTCATCGCGAGAAGAGCATGCTTTCATAAGTTCACAAATATCGGCATACACTTCCTCACCATACTCTTCCATCACGGTTGTCTTCGAGCGCCGGCGAGTTGCGGGACCGCAACACCGCCCTGGTGCTCACCGTCGGGGGGAGCGTCGCCGTCCTCGCCGTGCTGGTGCTCCTGATCACCTCGGTCGCTCCGGGCCACTTCA